AAAGCCCAGCAGTAATATACACAATTTCCTCCGTTGATGTTTGTGCGCTATATGTTCTGAACTGACTTGATAATATGAGGTTTTAGAGCGAATATGTAGCTACCGAAAGGGAAAACAAACAGCAACGGAGGAAAAATGATATGAAGAACATTCGGATTTTTGATGAAGCAGAGAGCACCGGCCGGAGCATTAAGGAGCTGGGCATCAACGACACCCTTTATTGGGCCTACAAGAATAGCCGGGATGCCAAGAACGAGTACATCGACTTCAACGATGTTATTTGGGACACGGACATTGAGCCGATCATCGACTTCTGCAAGGAAGCGGGCATCGACCACATCACCATCAGCAGCGCCTTCTCCAGCCTGACCACTACGGTCTGGGAGATGACCAAGCTGGGCTGCACCATCGAAGGGATGACCGAGGTGAACAGCGTCCACACCAACTGGCGGACCGGCGAGAGAGACAGAATTCCTGCATTCCTGATCCGAATCCCCCAGGCATGAACCCCAGCAAAGCCAACTGAGCCGAAAGGCTCTTTTGGTCGTATACGCCCGATATCACAGCTTCATATTTGTGTACTATTTATCTTCGAAATGACTTGCTATTATCTGCTTTTAGAGCGAATATGTAGCTACCGAAAGAGAAAACAAACAAAACGGAGGACACGAACATGAAGATGACCAACACGACCGCAGCGAAAGCAAAAACCTACCGCCTTCAAACGACCACCACCCCGGAGAACCTGGAAACGAGAATGATGAACGATGGCGGCACAACGCTTAACTTCGGAGACCGCATCCTGGTGGCGGGCTACTATTACAACCGCAACGGCCGCAGCTACTACGGCGCGACCTACCGCTTCACGACCGCAGACCACACCTGCGAGGGCGAGATCGAGTTGACCGGCATCTCCGAAGATACCTTCGAGGACAACGGGCACGCTATCGCATGGGCCATGAACGCCTAACAAGCCACACGGCAAAACCAAAAACCGAAGATTCCAAGATGCAGGGCCGCAAGGCTCTGTGTCGAGTTATGAATAGATTTCTTCAAAGACTCTGAAAAGGGTCTTTTTTGTTGCCATTCTGACCGAAAGGAGGTGGGAACGATGGCCCAGAGAGGAAGAAAGCCGAAGCCGACTGCGCTGAAAGCTCTGGAAGGCAACCCCGGCGGCAGACCCTTGAACGTCAACGAGCCGCAGCCCCAAAAGAAAGCACCGCGTTGCCCCGGGTGGCTGGAGGATGAAGCCAAGAAAGAGTGGAAGCGGATGGCGAAGATCCTGGAGCAGCTCGGTCTGCTGACGGAAATGGACATGGCGGCTTTTGCCGGGTACTGTCAGGCGTATGCGCGGTGGAAAGAAGCAGAAGAATTCCTCACGCAGCACGGCTCTATGGTTCGAACCCCAAACGGCTACCTGCAGCAAGTTCCCCAGGTGTCCATTGCTCAGACCAATATGAAAATCATGCTGAAGTTCTGTGAGCAGTTCGGTCTTACCCCATCTGCCAGAAGCCGCATTGTGGGCGGCGATGGAGCCCCCGACCCGGCAGACGAGATGGAGCAGCTTCTTGGGGGTGAGGATTGATGGCTTTTCAGTATACGCCTTCATCGTTCATGCGCCCGACCTCACACTACGATGAACGGAAAGCCGACCGCGCCGTCCGCTTTATCGAAAACCTGTGCCACACCAAGGGCAAGTGGGCGGGCAAGCCCTTTCTGCTCCTTCCGTGGCAGGAGCAGATCGTTCGGGATATTTTCGGTATCGTCCGAGCCGATGGGAAACGTCAGTTCCTCACCGCATATGTGGAGATCCCGAAGAAGCAAGGCAAATCGGAGCTGGCTGCGGCGATTGCCCTCTATCTGCTGTATGCAGATGGCGAGGCAAGCGCCGAGGTGTACGGTGCCGCCTGTGACCGCGCCCAGGCATCCATCGTTTTTGATGTTGCCCAGCAGATGGTCAGAATGTCCCCGGCGCTGATGAAAAGATCGAAGATAGCCGCCGCGACCAAGCGCATCGTCAACTACAGCAACGCCGGATTCTATCAGGTCTTATCTGCGGAAACAGGCACGAAGCATGGCCTGAACGTGTCCGGGCTGGTCTTTGATGAGATACACGCACAGCCAAACCGAAAGCTGTACGATGTTCTGACCAAGGGGTCTGGTGATGCCCGTGAGCAGCCTTTGTTCTTCATCATCACCACAGCAGGCACAGACAAGCAGAGCATCTGCTATGAACTGCACACCAAGGCACTGGACTTGATGAAGGGGCGCAAGAATGACCCGACATTTTACCCAGTGGTCTACGGATTGGAGGAAGGGGACGATTGGAATGATGAAGCGAACTGGTATAAGGCGAATCCCTCCCTAGGGCATACGATCACCATTGAACGTGTCCGAGAAGCCTACAAAAATGCCTTGGAGAATCCCGCCGAGGAAAACGTGTTCAAACAGCTCAGGCTGAATATCTGGACAAGTGCTTCCGTGGTCTGGATACCGGAACACATCTATGACCGGGGTGACAGTCCCATCGACATGGATGCACTGGAAGGCCGAGACTGTTATGCGGGACTCGACTTGTCCAGCACTTCGGACATAACGGCTTTTGTCTTGGTATTTCCGCCCCGTACAGAGGAGGAGAAGTACATCGTGCTTCCGTTCTTCTGGCTCCCGGAGGAAACGCTGGAACTGCGATGCCGCCGCGATCATGTCCTCTATGACGTCTGGCAGAAGCAGGGCTTTATTAACACCACCGAGGGCAACGTGATCCACTACGGCTTTATTGAGAACTTCATCGAAAAGCTGGGCGAGAAATACCACATCATCGAAATTGCCTACGACCGCTGGAACGCCACACAGATGGTACAGAACTTGGAGGACGCGGGCTTCACGATGGTTCCGTTTGGGCAGGGCTTCAAAGATATGTCCCCGCCATCTAAAGAATTATACAAGCTGCTGATGGAGGGGAACATCGTCCACGGCGGCAACCCCGTACTCAAATGGATGGCACAGAATGTTGTCATGCGGCAAGATCCCGCCGGCAACATTAAACCAGACAAGGACAAGTCTGTGGAAAAGATCGATGGCATCGTTGCCCTCGTTATGGGCCTCGACCGTTGTATTCGCAACGGCGGATCTACGGAAAGTGTCTATGACACCAGAGGATTGCTGGTGTTCTGATAAGGAGAGTGATAGTTATGGGCTTTCTGAGCGGATTGTTTCGGTCGAGAGATGCTCCCGTTAACCGTACAAGCGGCAGCACGTACAGCTTTTTCATGGGCGGTTCGACTTCCGGCAAGCGTGTCAATGAACGCTCTGCCATGCAGATGACAGCGGTATATTCCTGTGTGCGTATCCTGTCGGAAGCGGTCGCGAGTCTGCCGCTCCATGTCTACCGCTATAACGACAGCGGCGGCAAGGAAAAAGCAACTGACCACCCGCTGTATTTTCTACTCCATGACGAGCCAAATCCGGAGATGACCTCTTTCGTGTTCCGAGAGACACTGATGACACACCTGCTTTTGTGGGGCAACGCCTATGCGCAGATCATCCGTAACGGCAAAGGCCAAGTCATCGCGCTCTATCCCTTGATGCCCGACCGCATGACAGTTGACCGTGACGAAAACGGCCACCTGTACTATGAGTATCGGACGGTTTCGGAGGATGCCCACACCATGAAAGGCAGCACGGTCATACTGAGTCCTTCCGATGTGCTTCATGTGCCGGGGCTGGGCTTTGATGGGTTGGTCGGTTATTCGCCCATTGCTATGGCGAAGAACGCCATCGGCATGGCGATTGCCTGCGAAGAATACGGAGCCAAATTCTTCGCCAATGGTGCGGCTCCCAGCGGTGTGCTGGAGCATCCCGGAACGCTGAAGGACCCGTCCAAGGTGCGAGAAAGCTGGAATGCAACCTTCGGCGGCAGCTCCAACTCGAACAAGATCGCGGTTTTGGAGGAGGGCATGAAATATACCCCCATCTCCATCTCGCCAGAACAGGCTCAGTTCCTTGAGACCCGAAAATTTCAAATCAATGAAATTGCTCGAATTTTCAGAGTGCCGCCCCACATGGTCGGTGATCTTGAAAAGTCGAGCTTTTCTAATATTGAGCAGCAGTCCTTGGAGTTCGTGAAATACACACTCGACCCCTGGGTGGTTCGGTGGGAGCAGTCTCTCCAACGTGCGCTCTTGTCGGAGGAAGAAAAGAAGCTCTACTTCTTTCACTTTAACCTGGAAGGGCTGCTGCGAGGCGACTATCAAAGCCGCATGAGCGGCTATGCCACCGCACGCCAGAACGGATGGATGTCCGCAAACGATATTCGGGAACTGGAGTCGCTGGACAGGATTCCGGCCGAGGACGGCGGCGATTTGTATTTGGTAAACGGCAATATGCTCCCCCTGAAGGATGCAGGTGCTGCTTATAACGATGCAAGGAAGGAGGGAACGGAAAGTGAAGAATAAGAAGTTCTGGAATTGGACGAACACTGCCCCTGGTGAGGAGAGAGTTCTTGAAATCTACGGCACCATCGCAGAGGAGTCCTGGTATGACGATGATGTCACGCCGCAGATGTTCCGAGCGGAACTGTTCGCAGGCTCTGGCCCGGTGACCATTTGGCTCAACTCCCCCGGCGGGGACTGCGTTGCCGCCAGCCAGATCTACTCCATGCTTATGGATTACACGGGCGATGTGACCATCAAGATCGATGGCATTGCCGCCAGTGCCGCATCGGTCATTGCGATGGCGGGCACCAAAGTCTTGATGGCTCCCACCGCGCTGATGATGATCCACAATCCCATGACGATGGCGTTTGGCGATTCCACGGAGATGCAGAAAGCGATTGAAATGCTGGACGAGGTCAAAGAGAGCATCATCAACGCCTACGAAATCCGCACCGGCCTGTCTCGCTCCAAGCTGTCCCATCTGATGGACAGCGAAACTTGGATGAATGCGAACAAGGCCATTGAGCTTGGCTTTGCGGATGCAGTGCTGGAGGACGAAAAGCGCGCGGCAGATGATGCCCCTGCGTATGCGTTCTCCGCACGAGCCGCCGAAGTCTCGCTGCTGAACAAGCTGACCCACGCCGCAAAGTCCACTGCGGGCAGTGCAGAGCAAGCCCCCGCAGAGAGCGGGACACCTATTGCCGAACTCGAAAAAAGATTGAATTTGATCAAACCTTAAGGAGGAAACGATTATGAATAAGATCAACGAACTGCGCACGCAGCGTGCGAAGACCTGGGAGCAGACCAAGGCATTCCTGGACTCCCACCGCAATGAGAAGGGCATCCTCTCCGCCGAGGACACCCAGACCTATGAGCGTATGGAGCAGGAGGTGGTTGACCTCGGTCGTGAGATCAACCGCCAGGAACGGCTGGAGGCGATGGAGAAAGAACTGGAGACCCCCGTCAACACCCCCATTACCGCCAAGCCCGAAAACACCAAGAAGGATGAAAAGACCGGCCGCGCCTCTGACGCTTACCGCAATGCGTTCTGGAATGTGGTGCGT